TGGGATAAATTCCAAGTGTTCACAGACTTCTTTCGCAAATGGGAACGTGTAGTGTTCCTAGATGCCGGAATGCGAATTATAGCAGATGTTCAACCTCTTCTTGACCTAGAATGGAAAGGTGTTTTGTTGGGACCAGACGATACAGAACATCCTGCGAGCAATGGAATGAAATTTCGCTGTCAAATTGAAACCGTTTCCAATCCAGATGCGTATCGTGCATTGATTTCCGAGTTTGGAGAGAGTATTCTGGATGCGACAAGTTATCTTTTGAATTGTATGTTTGTCTTTGACACTGCTTTGTTGGATAGGATCACGTATCAAGAACTGGTGGATACAATGAATGCATATCCGATTGCGACGTGTAACGAAATGACAATTATGAACTTAGTGTTTCACTTTCGTCATCGTGTATGGAAACCTTTCCCTGCAAAGGTTGGATCACGGTATCTGTTTGGATGGAACGAAACCAACTACATTCAGCGTCCAGCACGATGGGTTGATTTCCATTTCATGAAGTATCCGTTCTATACGCCTCCTAGACTCTATGCACACAGCAGTAAGCTTCAATCCAGATACATTGAACTTTGTCATCACGGAACCGATATTCAAGAGCATCTGTCTACATTGGCAGGGTATGCATCGTTATGTAACCATGTAACTGAATGTGGAGTTCGTGGTGCGATCAGTTCATACGCCCTCGCAACAGGAATCGTTGAGAAACCTGGTGCGAAGATGATTCAAGTCGATCCAGAGACAAGTCTTTCGAGTGAAAACTTTCGAATGGAATGTGAACGTCAAGGACTGGACGTTGTCTATTACAAACAAAGTGACTTAGATTGTCCTATGGAACCCACAGACTTACTTTTCATTGATACATGGCATGTCTATGGACAACTGAAACGTGAGCTTTCCAGGTGGAACTCCAGTGTTCGCAAATACATCCTTCTTCACGATACGGAAGTCGATAAATGGCGTGGAGAAACAGTTCGCTGTGGTGGAGATGTAACTGCACTCAGCCAACAGTTTGGAATTCCAATCAATGAAATTACACGAGGTCTCTGGCCAGCTGTGCTTGAATTTCTTGCCGAACATCCAGAGTGGAAACTTCAAGAACATGCGAAGAACTGTAACGGTCTTACAGTCCTAATGCGTGTTCCACAGCCTTTGTAACATAGGACTGCTGGTAGCCTGGACTAAAGATTGTCCGAGCAAGTTCACGCGCATTTTCTGCTATTTGACGTGCTTCCTGATCGTGTTCTTGAAGCCATTGAATGGTTGGTTCCAATTCCGTCAACGAATAGGAGACGGGAATATAGTTTACCCAAGGTTTCAAATGAGACTTAAACCAAAAATTGTTTGTAGGATGTGTAACCAAAATTGGAACAGATCCTGAACCAAACACCCACTGATGCGCAGAGGAGATGACAGCTCCATCTACGACAAAGATGTATTTGTTGCGAACTTGCTGTTCAATCCCAACAAAGTCTGTAAAGTAATGTTCTGGTAAATCACGTGTTCCATAGTGACCAACAAACTTTACATCAAAATTAGGATTTGAAACTACACGTTCTACAAGTGCCTTGCGAACAAAGGGATGACCAGAGGTTCCGCCTCTCCAAAACGCAACTGGACGTTTTTGTTCCCATGGAATCGTAGGAATACCCTGTAGTCCGTATAGAAACGTATCGTCGTCAAGTGGAAGATAGACGTACTTTGGGTTTGTATGGTTACGTGTACAAAGAACACCGACGATATCTGGGTTCTGTTCCTCAAGTTCTAAAAGAGGCTGTACCTGATTCTTGAATGCATAATCAAGTCTCCAAGTTGGAGGAGTAGACAAGTCGTCTGCGTGTGCAATTCCGTCGCATGCTGGAATGATGATCTTCTTGGAAGGATCAATTTGATTTACAAGTTCTTCCACAAAGCGAACGATTGGACCGTTGCTTCTACAAAAAGAATACTGCATTCCCCACCGATACGGTTTCTCGGTATCTTGCGATAGGTCTAAATATACCATTACTATAAATTCTTAATGTTTATCACTGCCTTTTTACGCCCAACTACAGAATACAGAAGTGTGGAGGTTTACTTCAAAGAGTTTGAAAAGTTAACCTCTACCGGAGTTCCCATTCTTCTCTTTTTAGACAGTGCATACAGTGACAGGACGTTCCCTTCGAATGTCCAAGTTGTTCCGACTTCTTTGGATCCATCCTGGGTTCCAGCTGACGTCCAACTGCCCTCTCAGCGAAACCCCAAAAAAGATACGTTGGAATATTTCTGTATTCAACTTTCTAAACTTTATTACCTATCTGAAGCCAGAAAGTATACAAGCGATAAGTTTCTCGCTTGGATTGATTTTGGAGCCTTTCATATGTTTCGAGACATTCCGCAATGTAATCAGGATTTGAAAACCATTGCCGAGTCTACATTTCCAACCGATGGAATTCTTGCTCCAGGATGTTGGCCAGCTGGGCAGTATGATTGGAACAGCGTGTGTTGGAGATTTTGTGGAACCTTTTTGATTGGACATCGAGACCTCTTTCCAGTTGCTCTTCGCAGACAAACAGAACTTGTGAAGAGTCAACTTCCCAGACTTACGTGGGAAGTTAATTATTGGGCTCAGATGGATGAATTGTTTACTGTTTACATGGCCAATCACGACGATACACTCTTGAGCCGAGTAATGATGTTTGTCCAGAGACACCAAGGAGTTTCGACGTGAAGCAAGATACCTGCTGAAATATAGCGATCAATCAGAGACCGCAATGCTTCGTAGTCGTCAAACACGTAAAATGCGTTTGGTTCTGCACATGGGCGTGTAAGAATGAACTCTTGAGACACTGCGTCTTCACGATGATCTGCGTCAATGTGAATACAATCAAATTGACCTAGACGCTCGCGACTAAGAACATCTCTGGAATTTCCAAGGAAAAACTGAACTCGATTTCCAAAGTGTTTATTGAGATATTCAACAGCTGCCGGTGAAAATGTATCGTCGTTATCAATGCATGTAATCTCAAGATTTGGATTGGAAAGAAGAAGCAACAACAAAGAGTGACCTAGATAAACACCAATCTCCAAGACACGATTGGATGTCTTTCCAACATTGAACAATGCTTCTTGTTTCTTGAGTGTGTCTGCCTGATATACATACCGTTGTCCATCGATCATATAACTTCCGCATCCTCGGTGGAAATGAGGACCCAATGCGATGAAGTGGTGGAAATTGTAGAGAAGTGCCCTTGCGGCTTCCGATTCTGCGGACAACTTTTCCAGGATACTTCTTCCAAAGTCACGCTGCCACCAAACACCCGTGTAATCAATCCATTGAAGATTGTATGGACTAAACTCATCCACTGCTCGCCTGGAACCACGCCAATGACCATAGTCATCCACAATTACAAATCCAAATGGAGAAACCTTTGGTTCCATGTATGTTAATTCAAACTTGGTGCTTTCATACCAATCCGTGTCCAAACGGAGAAGCGAAAAGGTTGGAAATGCAGAGATATCTGACTTCGTGATATCGCCTACATGATAGACGAACCCTGAATAGTCTACCAATGCTAAGTTCCGTTGGACTTCTTCCAACCCAATGTCGCATCGAACCATATCAAAGATATCCTTCGCACGATTTCCAGCTAGGTCCACATCTTGATCTGTGGGCATCGTCATACCTGAAAAAGTATCATACAAATGGATAGTCCGAGTTACACCTAATTGTTTGCATTTGAGCGCCATCGCCATCACAACGCCGCCTTTCCATACACCTACTTCTGCGAGATCGCCTGGAATATTCTCGCAAACAACACGTTCTACAAGCATCAACACATTTTGAAGTCGTTCTTCTGAAACACATGTATATGGTTTCACAAGTGCGATTATATCGGAGTCGATCATTGTAATGGTTTTCCTTCTGACGTTTAAATGTCTAGGCTTGCAATCTTCTTTTCAGATGGACGTGTTCCTTTCAAGCGGTGTTCTAGGACTTCTTTCCAAAAGTTGTCCAGTGCATTGATGTGGTCGGACAACCAGTTTGGATCTTTTGCGACAAAGTCCTGTTTCATGGAACTCAGAACCCAATAGATCACCTGACAATCTTCTGGATGACCTTCTACATCATAGACCACACGACCATCGTCGTAGACACCAAAGCATCCTTTGGGTTCGGATGCCTTTGCCCATTCGTTGTAGGTGAGTTGTTTGAAGCGAAACTCTACATATTCGCATTCGTCGATCCCCGTACATTCCATTTGCATCTGCATCTGGTGTACATAGGCCACCGGGATTTCAGGTTTCTCAGCTCTGCTCATCGGACATTTGAACTCTACCAACCGCCCATATCGTCTTGGATCCCCATCATCCAACGGAACAATGAGTCCATCTGGCGATGCGCCCAAATACGAGTAACGGGGATGTTGAACGCAAGAGACATCGATAATCTTACACTTGGTGCGCTCCTCATAAATCTTTTTAGCGACCGGTTCAAACCGTGTTCCCCACATCAATGCGGGAATCGGATTGTAAGACAAGGATGCTTCTCCGGGTGTTTCCAACTTCTTCATCATCACTTCACG